GATCCCCACGGTCGCGGCCTTCAGGCGACGATGAAATTCGGCGCCGTATGTGGTCGATTCTTTTTCCGCTGAGAGTCGGGCATCCTGCCCGAGCGGCGACGTCGCTAGCAGGTGCGCTGCTAGGTAGCCGTGGCCCGCGTCGTAGCTGCTACCCCAGATCGTAGCGCTGACAGACGTAGCAGCTTGATTGAGCTTCGCTTGTACGAGCTCGTCCGGGATGTTGGCGAACTCAGGGAAACCCTCGCGGAATCCCCCGAGAGTCATTTCATTTCTCCGTGACGATTTGGATCGGTTTTCCGCGCGAGTCACGCAGCACGTCGGACGGATCGCCCTTTGCCTCGCGCGATTTCTCCGCAGCCATGCGCCTGTTCTGGTCTTCGCGCTTGGCTACGGAATCGATATCGGCTGCTCGCTCTGCGAGCACGCGCTCACGTGCGTGCTTCTCGTCATCGCTCGCGCTCGAGTCAAGCGCTGCCGCTTTTTCGCTCGCGCCTGCCATTGCAAAAATCGCCGTGTCTGGCGCCTCTGCGTATTTGTCTACGAGCCGCTGGACGGCCGCTTGCTCGCTTGCCGGGACGTCTACAACGGCACCAGGCGGCACCAGCAAAAGCTTTCCGTCGACCTTGAACCCGTAGGCGCCCGTTGGCGAAACGTTCTTGATTTTCATGCGATCAATCCAACAAGCCATCGACGTACAGCATCGACAGCGGACGCCGTACTACGACGCCGCCGTGCCTGCCGTGGCAGGGGATTTTGAATGTGAGGTTGTCCGCCTGCGGCTGCTCCGACTGGAACAGAACAGGTTTGATCTGGTACAGGTTGTCCAGATTTTTGTCGTACACGACGGCACGCTCGCCGTTGCCTTGCGCGTCCGCGAGGTCGAGGCGCACCCACGAATCTACGCTGGTGATCATCTTCGACCCACGGAGGAAAATGTCGAGCACGCTGTCGCCGATAAAATCGCTGTAGGGCTTGCTCAAAGCAGCGTAGGAATTCGTCCCAAACAACATCGCGTTTGGCATGTGGTTCTGTCGGGACTGGGTCCAGACCAGGAATTCCATCATCTTGAGATCGGCCAAGACCATTGCACCCGTGGTGCCGCTGTCGTCCCAATCGCCGTTATAGCCTGCGGCCAAAACAGGCACCCCGCTCGCATTCAGCATCCCTGTAATGTTGCTTTCGGCGCGACCAAAAGCAGCCATTGAATCGGCGAGTCTCTCGATTGCCTCGCGTGCGATCCGCGCCTTTCGTTGTTCGAGCGGGCGCTTCAGTTTTCTCGAGGCGCGAATGTCTTGCATCGTGTATTGATACGACGCGCCGAGATCGACAATTTTCGTCGTGGTCTCTTCGCCGTATTCTTCAATGTTGGGCAAGTCGGTCGCGTAGTTGCTGATCACTTTTGCCGCGCCGATCGCAGTGAAGCGACGGTGCGTATGCGTGAGGTCAGCAGGATCAATCGACGGGTCGATCGGAATGAATTCGTCCGCGCGGAATTTGTCGAATACGGTCTCAGTCTCGCGCGCCGAAATGTTTTCCAGCTCGCGTGTGAAGAGACCGCTCTCGTTTGCATCGAGTCGGATGCCGCCCTTACGGAGCTCGGCAGCAACAATTTGTTCGTCGAAATGCATTGGTATGATCCTCGAATCAGGTCTGAGTCAGATCAACTTCGAACAGCCCGGTGCCGCCTGCGGCAGCACCGACGAGGCACTTGATCCCCGGTAGGAGCGAAGCGCCTGTTGCGCCTGCGTAAAGCTTACCGTTATTGGTGCCGTCGCGCCGCACGTAGATTGGCGCGTTGGCGGCAATCAAATCGACGCAGAACAGCCAGATGCGCCCGCGACGTAGCAGACTGACTTGCTCGTACCGCGCGATTTGCGCGGCAACGCGGTGGGGCTGATAGATCACAAATCCACGACCGTTGGCCGTGACGTCCGCGGCTGCGTCGGGGAGCTCGACAGTCTCAGCAGCGAGGTAGGTCGCGAAATCGCCGATGTCGCACCCCGTAGCGTTGCCCCACGTGGACGACAAAATGTCGACGCTAGGCATCATGTCGTAGAGCATCCCAGGGATGCCAGCGACGGGGCTTGCAGTGTACGTAGTTTGAACGGCCATGACTCAGGCTTCCTTCCTAACGAGCGAAATCTTCCACGCGTCCGCGCGCATCGCGTGCGCCGCTGCGTGCGAGGTGTCAGCGTCGACCGCCGCTACAGCGAGCGGCAATGGTCGGACGATCGACGCCGCATCGAGAGCAGCGCCGGGCGTACCAGCCGCATCGATCGCGTCGGCGCTTGCATCCGCCGGAGCGGCCGGAGCGCGCATGCTGCTCACGAGCTTCAACGCGATCATCAGGCCCGCGTGATCAAGACCCGAGAGATCCATCTCGGGAGCGAGCTGACCGATAACGGCTTTGATGATTGAGTCGTCATCAGTCGCCGCCATTGCTTCTTCGTCTGCGCAGTACTTCGGCCCGAGCTTCGTCGCTCGCGCTCGGCTGATGAGGTCCGCTCGGAAAGCCGCTGCCTTGCGTAGCGCGACAGGGTCCGCGGCTTTCTCTGCCACGTCAGCGCGCGCGGAAGAGACCTTGACAGCGGCGTCAAGCTCGCTTACTTTTTCTGAGAGTCGCTTGACCAACCGGTCAAGTGCCTCCTGAGCCGACGCCGATCCGGCATCGTACTCGATACCGTCGATCCGGATTTTGAGCATGCTCTCACGGATAGCAGACGCCGCGTCCAACCGCAAGCGACAGTCCGCGCCAGCGCGTCCTGTGCCCGCTGGCAGCAGAGCAACATGGTTGTAGACGATGTTTTTTTGGATTGCGTCGTACGCCTCGCCTGTAGGCGTGACGCCCGGCGTCTCGTCTGTGTCGCACGTGTAGCCAGATGATAGCTCGATTACGTCTCTGGTACCGATCTGGGCGAGCGCCGCAGCGTCGTTAACAGCGACCGAAGCAGCGACGAGATCGCCATCTTCGCGCACGTCCTCCCCGACAGATCCGACGTTGACGTTCCGCCATGTCTCAGGGGTAACGAGCTCGGGCGGATGGCCGATCGTCACAGCAGCACCGCGCATCGATGCGAGCGAATCGGCACGGAAAACTTCGGACGGAGGGCGGTACTCACGCTTGATTGACCCGTCGCTGTAGCGGTAGGCGAGCACACCCACGCGCGTCGGGCGAGCATCAATTCGCAGTCCACCGATCGGAGTCCGTGTGATGTTGGCGACGGGGGTAGCGAGATCAAATCGAACGGCCATGCCACAAGCTATAGCACAGCACGCTCAATCATCTGCGTAGGCCGATAGGTCTGGCAAAATTGGGATCGCCACGCATCGGCACTGGTAGTCAGTGCCCGGATGATTTCGATCGCCAGCGTCGTTCGTGACGGGTGGATCGTCCCACGATTGGATCGATCCATCGAGCTCGTCATGCCACTCTCTCACGCGCTCATCTTGGCTAGATGACCACGTGTACTCGGTTACCCCTGCCTGCGTCTGTCGGGTCTCTGTGATCTGTCCGTTCAACTTCAGTACTTGATCTCGAGCGAGCAGATCGGCCTTGGATCGCGAGACGTCGGCCACCTCTTGAATACGACTGCGGAGTTGGTCGCGATGCCAGCCCTTCGACTCTGCTTCAGCGAGCGCCTGCGAAACGCGCCTGACTGTCTCGCCTCCGATGCTCTTAATTTTCGCTACGTTCTGCCGGCGAAAACCGTCGATTTTTTTCCCCACACCGGGCGCTGCTCGGAGCGAGAGCCGCTCGAGTTTTTTTACCTTGTCTGGATCGACCGATCGAATCGAGGCGAAGAGTTCCTTCTGCTCTGCGGCCGTGCGCTTCGCGATGCGGTTAGCTACGAGCTCGAAATCAGAACCTACGCCTGCGAGCGACGCTTCGATCTCCGCTGCAAGAGAGCGCAACTTGTCATCGAGCCATCGCTTCGACGCGTCGGCTCGTATCTCTGGTCGCCACGCGTCGGCAATGGCGAGAGCAGCGCGCAACCATCGCGCTGTGCGCTTACGCAACGCCGTCTGTAAGGTAGAGACTATGGCGATCGGCGCTGGCCGATGCGGCGGGCGGCGGATCCGCGCGAGGCGCGGCACCGATCACTCGTCTACTACGATGTTGATATCGAGCACGGGCGCGGTGGCGATTACCCACAGCACAAGCGAGCTCGTCTCGACCACGTCATCCATTTGCAGCCCCTCGGATCCGAAATCCCACACGACCGCTGCGCCTACTGCGGCCGCGCAGGTCGCGCGGCGGAAGAAGGCGGCGGGCACGGTGGGCGGAGTGCCCCACGCAAGCGCGATGCGCGTCTTCGGATCGTAGGTGGTAGCGCGCTCTTCCAAGAGCGTCGCTGGTGAGGTAGGCGTTACGCCTGCGGCAGCGGCGAAACCGAGTCCGTAGGTGCCTGCCACGGCCGTCACCTGCGAAAATTCGATCCGGCGGATGCGCGGTTTGTAGGTACCGAGACCCAAGATTTCAAGGGTCGCTCCGCCTGCGGCAGTGACGATAGATCTGCAACCGATTGATACGAGCTTACCCATGGGGTGTAGGCTAGCTCTCCAACAGCTCAGCGTCAATCCACTCGATGGCGCGGCCGAGCAGCTGCGTCACGGGTCGCCCCGCTCGGCCTCGGGGATCTCGCCCATGTCGCGCGTAGCGACTGAAGGCATCACAGAGACGTCTCGCCCCGGTACGACGATCGGACTGTCTGACATTTGCCGGCGGATCGCATCCCGAGCTTGGTCGAGCAGATGCAATGCCATTGCCTTGTCTGCAATTGTCCCCTGCGTGCTGATCGCTCCGTGCGCATGCAGACGCACCGTCACCCACGCGACGCAGTCTAGAGGCTTCGGGGGCGGGTTCATCACTCGTCGATTGACGCGTTCACGTCGAGCGCGACGGTTGTCGTGATGTTGAAGATGGTCAAAGATGCCGACACAGGCATGATGATCCCACGCGGGAAAGTCCAGACGATCCCAACGCCGATCGTCGCTGCGCTATTCCACCTACGATGGTAGACCAAAGGTGCCGTGGGCGAGGTACCCCACGTCAGATTTTGCGATGTCACGCACACAGGATCCGCCGAGTCGTCGCGTTGGAAAAGCGCGGTCGTAGCAGGCGTCACGCCGCGTGCGGCAGGCCGACCAAATCCGTAGCTAGAGGCGGTACCCGTCACCTGGATCAGAGAGAGTTCGAGCAGGCGCGCTTTCACTCCTACGTCCGTCCTGATCTCACAAGAGGAGTTGTTGATCGTTACGTTGGTGGTCCGGACTGCAATCGATGCGAGGGCCATGGGGTCAAGCGCTTTCTCTTACCGCGACCTTAACACGAATCGGCAGGGCCGGCACGCGCCTACTTTGCCTCCGCGTTCGTCGCGTTCGCTGCCGTGATCGTCGCTGCGTTCAGCGCCTTGTACTCTGCAACGGTCATCTCCCCTTCCGGTCCTATGAGCGGCGGCAGGCCTAGCGACGCTAGCGCTTGATTGACCGATGCGACAGCGGTCTGATCGCTCGGTGTGAGGGTCACGCCGGGCCCGTTGATCGGTTCGATCTGCGGAATCTCCGGAGCTTCAATGTCGAAGAGATTGGCAGCGGAGATTGTGAGTGCCTCGGGCGAAAGGATATCGTTCTGCACTGTCACAGCCCACGCATCGACAAGCAATTTATCGATCTGCGCTGCTTCGAGCGCGCTCGGCGACCAAAGAGGGGGCCACGAAATCTGGTGACCCGGAGCGATCCAACTAACGAGCTGTTCGATCTGCGGCTCCATTTCGTGGCGCCTCCAAGACAGCACAGAATCAGCCCAGTTGCGCGCCTCGCCGTCACCGGTCGCGTTCATCCCAGCTGCCGACACGCCGATCAATCGCGTGACTGGGATGTCCGTTGCGGCCGAGAGTCGCTGACCGAGTCTGTCTATCGACTCCGGCACACCGGCGAAAGCGGTTGCGATTTTTTCGTACGATTCGTTTTCCTCCGCATCGAGAAACAACGACCGCGTCACGCCGCGCATGAGTTCGAAGAGCTGCGCGCGCGTCTGCATCGTCGCGCGGCCCTCGTCCGATCCGAGCGAGGAAATGACGCCCGACATTTTGAGCACGCCTTGCGATGCATCCGTCAGCATCGAATCAAGCGAGAGAAACCCCGAATTGAAGGCGCGGACGGTGCGGATGA